TCACGCATATCCCTCGTTGATCAGCTCAACCTGCCAGTATCGGGTTACACCTCCTGCGGTCGCACTGACCGTCCAGAAGCTTTGCCGGATGGTGTAGCCTGTATTGGACAGGCGGAAGGTGATCGCTGTTGACGATCCGCCGGACGCGACGCTGACAAATGACCCAGTCCCACCCGAACCAGACCAGGTCCAGACGGCGGATTGGGTGCACTGGATTGTAACCGTCGCATTTCCTCCTCCGGCAGCCCAGTCGCTGAGCGCAACCGGCGATCCACTCGACAGCCCGCCCGCGGGCGTAAATGCGACAGACGATTTGCCGTAGAGGTTGGACAATTTGATCGCCCCGGAGGCAATGCCAGCCAAATTGCGGACAGCGGTTTCGCCTAATGAAGTGCTGGTGCCGGCAGCGCGGCCGAGCTCGGTACCAACGTTGCCCAGAGATATCGGGCCGGTTGTTTGCAGGGTCATTGTCGCGCCTCCAGCTTGGCAATGGTACGCGCCTGGGCGTCGATGTGTTCAGCGAGCTCTTTGACCGCTTCGATGAGCAGGCCCACCAGGTTTCCGTAGGCAACAGACATGAGTCCATCGTCGTGGGTCATGACTGCTTCGGGCACGATGGGCGCCAGTTCCTGGGCAACGAGACCGATCCCGCGACTGCCCGTGTCACGCCGGGAAAAGGTCACTCCGCGAAGCTTGCGAACGCGATCCAGGGCGTCAGAAACCGTCTCCATGTCGGTCTTGAGCCGAGCATCTGAAAACGCCGTGACATCGCCCGTTGCGGTGATTGTCCCCGACACCGAGATACTGCCCGTGAAGCTTTCGCCCGCCTTATTGGCCGGCGTGAAGCCCAGTGCGCCGGTCACATCGCCCGATGTCATCGAAGAACCGGCCGTCACCCGGCCTTTGGCGTCAACGGTAACCTTGAGATAGGTCCCGGCCGTCACGCCGCTGTTGGCCAGTGTGGCGGCGAACGAAAGATTGCCAGAGCCATCGAAGCTGCCGCTCGTCCCTGTCACATCACCGGTCAGCGCAATGGTGCGCCCGGTGGCCCACCTGGTCGCTGTTGCAGCATTGCCGGTGCAGGATCCTGACGAACCAGTGATCGACCCACTGGCCGTGATGTAGCCGCTGGGGTTGGTCGAATTGTAGGGTGTAAAGCCGAGCGCGGTCGTCACCATGGCCGAGGTCAGATTGCCAAACCCCACCTGCACGACAGTGCCACCAGCAGTCTTCGAATAGAGCTTCTGATCGGCCAGGTTGACCGCAAGTTCCCCCGCCTGGAGCGATCCTGCTGCTGGAACGCTTGAAGCGGTCGAGGAACGTTTCAAGAGGATGGTGCTCGGCATCAGAAGGTTCCACCATCCAGCGTCACGCCATCAATCGAGCCACCGGTGATGGCGACGTTGCTCGCTGCCTGCGTCGACATGGTGCCAAGGCCAGAAATGTCAGTATTGGGAATGGTCGCGGATGCCGTGAACGCCGCCATGCCGTTACCCTTGAGGTAGCCGGTGAGCGTGGTCGCGCCGGAGCCGCCTTTGGCCACGCCAAGCGTGCCGCCAATGTTTCCAAGCGTCAGGTTGGCTTCGTTGACATCGACGGTCGGATTGCCGGCAACGCCATCGCCATTGGTGACCGCAATCTTGGTCGAGCCGGCCGTCAGCGTCCGCGCCGCAACTGTCCCCGAGGCCGTTCGGGCAATGATCCCGTTGGCAGCAAGGTTATGGACTGCCAGCGCTTGCCCCGTCAGCGCAATGCTGTCAGCCGCCACGGCAATGCCGGTGCCGGCACCCACATCAATCGTGTTGCCTGTTTTGGTAAGGCCATTGCCGGCTGCGATCTGACCGGCGCCATTGAACTGGACGAAAGTGATGGCTGTTGTGCCCAGCGTCCCACCAGCATCGACCGTGCAGAGGTAGCCGACGTCAGCGTTTACGGTACCCTGTTCGACAAACAGGTAAGCCGCGACATGCTCATCCCATGTCGAGAGATCGACCGCGCGTGCCCAGGCGCCAGAGGCAACGACATAGACGCCATTCTGGGCCGGCGTGGTCTGGTCCTTCACCAGCACGCGGTCGCCTGCCACTAGCGCCACGCCGTCGATGGTCATTGTACCTGACAGCGAGGCAATATTGGCAGTCGATGCGGCTTTTACCGAAGCCTTGGGATCGAGCCCTTGAACGGTCAGATCGACGTAGTTCTTGGTGGCGGCGTCCTGGGCAGCTGTCGGGTCAGCAAGACCAGTGATGCGCTGGCTGTTGAAGTCCACCGCAGCCGTAGGTGCGGCCAGCTGGTCGAGCCGGTTGGCGCGAACCCGGGCATCGGTGAAGTAGAGGTTGGTGCCTTCTGAGACGTCGGTGGTGGTCAAGGTAATGGCACCGGTGCGGCCCGCGACCGACGTCACCGGGAAGGTAATCGCGACATTGCTGGCAGCCGTCACCCGTCCCTTGGCATCGACCGTAACCTGGCCAACCTGCGTGGCTGAACCATAGGAGCCAGCGGTGACGCCGCTGTTTGCAAGGGTCGCGGCAATGGTTGCATTGGCGGTGCCATTGAACGAGGCCGTGCCGCTTACATCGCCGGACAGGCCGAGCGTGCGCGCTGTTGCCAGTGCGGTTGCAGTCCCGGCATTGCCCGAGATCGACCCCGCAATCGTACTCGAGAAGGTCTTGACCCCGGCGATCGTCTGATCACCTGAAATCCCGACAAATGCGCCCGGGCCTCCAATCGCAATGACGGACGTCGCCGTCCCGCCAGCACCCCCGGTGCCGGTGCCGTAGTAGAGAGTGTTGTCCTGCTCGTTGAATGCGAGCTCGGCATTGGCGAGCGATGCCGGGGCGCCTGCCGCACCGCCTGCGGCCCGGCGTTTGATACGAAGGGTATTGGCCATCAGAAATTACCTCCATCGACCAGCCTGGCCGAATTCGTGTTGGTCCACCGGTTGTCGGGGGATGAGAAAATCAGGACATCGCCGCCTTCGGGCTGCGTGAGGTCCACGTCAGAAAGGTCGTTGAGCGCGCTGAGCGGGCCCGGTGGCCCCTGCGGGCCCTGGGCCCCAGTGGCGCCGGTTTCACCGCGCGGGCCAGCAATGCCCTGTGGTTCGATGACGATGGTCTGCACCGTCTCCAGGACCTGGATGGTACCCGTCATGCGACATCAAACGTGAAAACCGGCAGGACCTCACGCTCCCCTTCGCCATTTTCGAGGCCGATAATCAGCCAGACCCGGCCAGCCCCTGGTTTGAGGTGGGCGGTCTGCTCGTCAGTCCAAAGCACTTCGATTTCGCCCGAAGTTGGCGGCGAGCGAATGGTGACCGCTGGTACCTCGATGTTGGGGCTCTGATCGACGACCAGCGCTGAAAGACCGGTCAGATCTCGTCGGTCGCCTGCAGCGAGATCAGCAAAGAGCGTCGCGCGCAGCCGCCTGGTGCCCCCGCGGCGAATAGTCAGCCTGGTCATGCCTGCACCTGTTCGAAAAAGGGTGGCGGAGGTCGAAACCTCCGCCAGCTGGGGTAAAGGTCTCGGGTTCAGCCGATCCGGGTGGTCGCCGTCTTGCGGAACAGGACGCCGCCAATGCCAGTGAGCGCCAGGACCACGGTCAGGACGTCCGTTTGGCTGAGACCTTCCGGCAAAATGCCGATTGCGCCAGCAACACCCCAGATGCTGCCGATGATCCCGGTCCAGATGGCCTTCGAGGTCCACCAAGGCTTCAAGTCTTCCATGTCAGTTCTCCAAAAGAAAACCCGCCAGGTGGCGGGTGGTTGTCCGGCTGCGCAAAGGCGGCAGCGGATAGGGCTCGAGCCTGCTCAGGCCTCGTTGATCGAGAGAGTGCCGGCGGCGGCAAGCTGCACTGGCTTCGCAGTAGCGGGCGCCTTGCGATAGGCCGGCCGGCGCACGGCAATGCAGCGGTCCTTGGCAATCCGGGTGATGGTCACGCCGTCGGATTGGTTACCACCGAGCACATGGTAGGCACCGTAATCTTCGCCGACATAGAGCCCGACATGGCCAGATCCCTGGCCGCGGCGGAACACCAGCACATCGCCCAGCTGGGCCTTATCAGCGGCCTTGCCGAACTTTGCCCAATTGCGCGCCCAGAGAGGGCCCTCGACGATCGGCTTGCCGCCCCGTTTGGCGACTACAGCCATGAACAGACCGCACCACGGGATACTGTCCTCAAGATAGGTCCGGGCAAGCCCGACCTCCTTGGCCCATTCGAGGATCAGGGGATTGCTGGCAGGGCCGGCCACTTCAAAGGTGCCATAGAGCTTGCGCGCCTCGTCCAGCATCCGTGGCAATGGGGACAGGTCATCGAGCCAGCCATAGGCTGGCGGCAGAGCGTTCATGGGAGTTTCTCCTGTGGGAGGTTAGCGGCCGGAAAAGCCCTTGAAGGCAGCCGTGATCACGGCGATCGCGGCAACCAGGGTCGAGAGCCATTTGACGAAGCGGACGACGCCAGTGGCTGTGTTCCAGGCGTCGAGCAGATCTTTGAGCTCCTTGCGCACGGCCTTGAGCTCAGCCTGGACGGCTTCAAGATCAGCACGGATGAGCGCCATTTCGACGGCGGGGTCTTGCTCAGGCATGGGCGCCCCCACTGATGGTTGAGGCAGTCACCTGCGCTCGTAGCGCATCAAGCTCCGCCTTGAGCTCGACAATGGCCTGAAACGCGAGCGCAGTCAGTTTGGCGTAATCAACGGCCATGTGCCCATCTGGCCGGGTGCGGGCAGCAAGCGGGAAGACCCGCTCGACATCTTGGGCGATCACGCCGAAGTCGGACTTGCGCACAAAGAGGTCATCTTCGCCGCCGCGGGCCGCAATGTGCTCGTCGCGCCAGTCAAAGAGCTTGCCGCCGATCTCACCAACCACGCACAGCGCATCGTCAATAGGGCGAACATTCTCTTTGAGCCGCGCGTCTGACGCAAAGTATGCGGTGATGTCCCCGGTTGCACGGATCTCGCCGGCAATTGCCGACGCCGGTGTTCCAATGCCCATGGAGCCGACTTGGTAATTGCCGGCCGTGTTGAGGGCATTAGCCGTGCCGGCAACCGTTGCGGTCGTCGCGGTGCTGGCGCTTGCCGCACTTCCACTGATGGAAATGCCCCATGTGCCGGTTGCGCCCACACCGCTCCTCGATGGCACATCAAGATTGGCGCGGGCTTCAACCCCAGTGGTTCCGCCAGTGCCGCCGCCAGCAACGAGCACCGTGCCGGTGAGCTTGGAGGCGGAGAGCGACGTCAGCCAGGCAGGATCGGCATAGCTCGATGTGGAAAGCAGCGCCGCACTGGATTGAGCCGGAGCGCTCAGGCCAATCGTCCAGGCCGCATAGGTTCCGCTGCCGCCGATCGCCGAGACGTTGACCACCAGCGCGCCGGTGCCGCTGGTGTAGGCGGTAATCTGGCCATGCATCCAGTTTGCGGGTGTGGCCGTGTTGGTAACGGTCACCCATTGGCCAACCACGAAGGCCTTCGACGTCTGGACAGTCAGCGATTTGGATCCGGTGCCGATCGCTAGAGAGGTCGTGCTGGTGGCACTGGTGCCTGGGGCATTGGTGGCCGTGGCCGCGCTTGCTGCAGCATTGCTGGCGTAGCCATTGACCTCGCTGGCAAGCGTGTTGGCTTCACTGGCAAATGTTGGCAGCGCCGAAAGGAAGGCATCGGCGCGCGCGTTGAAGTTCGTCGCGTCCGACCGGGTGGGCGGCACGGGCAAGGCCGTAATGGGCATGGCAGTTCCTGTGCTGGGAGTAAGGTTAAGTCAGGCCTTCAATGGTCAGGCTGCAGTAGCTGACCGTCGGATAGGCAAGGTCGATCGAAAACTCTTTGTAGAAGCCGAAGACGGTTAGGCTCTCGAAGCTCTCCGAGCCGATCCAGAGCACTGGCGTCGCGCGGATTGCGGCAAGGGTGCGGTGTACATCGTCGATTGCAGATGTCTGCATGACCACGCGCGCTGTCATCCGCTTTGCAAAGGCACGTTCAACTACCGAGGTCACGCCGAACTGGTCGGTCTCTTTCCTCGAATAGTCGATGATCCCGAGATCAACCCCGTGCTCGGTATCGCCAATGTCGAACTGACGCCCAACGAGCAACGTGCCGCATGAGACCAGATCAGCAGGGTTGTCGCGGGTCATGCTAACAGTCAGCACACCCGTCTCGTAGACCGGGATATCAAGGAACAGCATGCTGCTTTTCTTGCCCAGTGGCTCGAAGAACCAGGCGAACCAGCTATCAATCGCATTCCCGCCCGCATTGAAGCTCTGGGCCTTCGAATAGAGCTGCGTGCCCGAAACCGTCAGCGAAACCGTGGCGCTCTCCGCATCGGTGTCGATGAGCGCGACGCCGTCGGTCGCGCCTGGCGCAAGCACAACCTGCAAGCTTCCAGCCCGGGTCGTGGCTGTCCCAACCCGGTCATCGAACATGGCCCAGCGGTTGGTGGGTCCCAGATCCAGCCACTTGGTAGGATCGCTCGCCGGGTTAACGCCGGTCGATGCTGCCAGTGCCTCGTAGCGCCGGTGGTTTGCCGTCAGGATCACCCTGGCACCTACCGTGTAGGCTGTCCCGGAGGCCCAGACCGGGTGGTCGTTCTCCGGGGCCGTGCTGCTAGTCAGCATCGCGTCCGTGAGCGTGGTCGGCCGGATCAGTTTCATGCTGCCGTTCTCACGGCTAGGGCATCGCCGTCGGGCGTCACCCGTTCGAGGATGCGGGCCGTCTTGCTGGTGCCAGATGCGATCGTAGCGGAAGCAATCCGCTGCTCATCGCGCAGGTCAGCAAGCTCCTGACGGAGCGCGGCGAGCCCATCGACCAGAACCGTGTCGCTGTCGTTTGCCGGCAACGACATTGATGCCGACTGATTGGTAGCGAACTGCTCCCACCAAATGGGTGTGCTTGATGCGGCTGCCGTTGCCGTGGCCGTTGGCAACCCGGCCACCCCGTTGATGATCGCGACGGTCTGCTCAAGGCTCGCGGCGGTCTGGCCCTGAATGCGCGCCAGTTCCTGTGCCGAGGTGGCAGCATCGGCCGCCGCGGTCAGCAGGCTTTGGCTGAGCCCAGGCAGCGACTTCGCCGCCTCCTGATCACCGGCCCGGGCAGCAAGAGTGGCGGCGTTGAAGTCGGACAGGACCTGAGCATAGGTTTTGGTACCGCTGCCCATGCTCCCACGGATGCGGGCAACCTCGGACAGCAGGCTATCGGTAATGGTCTGCCAGGCCGAGCGTAGCTTTTCGGCGGCCGCGGCAGCCTCATCAGCTGCTTTTTGCTGGTCCTGCAGCGCCCAGATCTGCTGCTGCAGCGCGCGGTTGCTTTCATCGAGCTGGGCAAGATCGAGCGCCCGCAGCGCCGCGGTATCGCCCTGAACCTCCAGCAGCTGACGTTCGAGCGACAGACGCTCGTCGGCAATGGCGGCTGCACTGGCCGCATCCTGGGCCGCGCCGATGAGCTCGGCAAAGGCCGGGGCCAGCTGGATCAGGGTGACATAGGCCGCGCGGCCAGCTTCGGTGGTCAGGTCCTGCGCTTCGACCAGCGCCCGAAAGCCTGCGATGCTTTGCGGCAGCCCAAGCCCCAGGCTCTCGAACACCCGGGCCATCTGCGCGGTCTGAGCCGAGGCCTGCTCGGCCTTGGTGTAGTAGAGGGCAAAATACTCGCCCGTCGCCGAGGCCATATCGCTGGCCGAGCCGAACAGGTCCAACAGGTTCATCTTCGCCGCAAGACTCATATCCTCGACCGAGGTGCCGAGCAGGCTGAGCGAGGTACTCACCGCCTCGACGCTCGATGCAACCCGGATCAGCGTCTCGAAATAACCTTCGCCGACCTTCTGGAATTGCTCGAGCCCTGGGATCGCGTACTTGGCAAGATTGTCGGCCGCTGCGCCAAAGACAGCGGTCAGCTTCTCCTGGATTTCAGCGCCGGTCAGACCCTTCAGATCGATCTTGCCGATGTTGACGACGAAACCCTGCAAGCGGGATTGGACCTCGCTCAGCGACAAGCCCAGCGGCCCGGCTGCGGCCGAGATCGCATCATGGAAACCGGAGAAGATCAGCGCGAACTGGCGCTCGAGCTCAGCATCGGCAGCCGAATAGCGGGTCGAGTAACTCGAGCCCATGCTGATCCCGAGGAACTTCTTGGTCTTCTTGACGTCGCTGTAATAGCTCGCGTCAAACCCGCCAGAGAGGATATCTGCCAGCGACTGACCGCGACCGAAGATGCCCTGACCGGTGATCGTGGTCTTGGTGCCAAACAGTGCGCCGAACGCCTTGCCGACGAGCCCAACCAGACCGCCCAGAATGCCGCCGATGATGGGAATCTTGTTCAGAACCGAGCCCACGCCCTCCAGGCCCTTGCCGATGAGGCCGGTGACGCCCGTGGATTGGTAGCCGGTGTTCACGCCTGCAGCCGAAGCTTCTGCGCCATTGTTGCGGATGATGAGATTGGTGAGCCCACCGATATTGGCCTCAATGTTGCGCAAGGAAGCCAGCATGGCAGCGGAATAACGCATGGTCAGCGTGTCGACCTCGCGCAGGTGATCGATGGCTTTGGCAATACTCTCCGACTTGGCCGTGCTGTCCCCAAACACTGTGCCGGTGCCATCATTGGCGGCAGGCAATTTTGGAGACCCGCCAAAGGCGCCGCTGATCGCGACACCGAGAGAGGCAATGACACCGGCCGTGATGGCGCCGGCTGCAATGTTGAGCGGGAACGGCAGCGAGCGGATGGCGTTCACCACGGCCTCCACCGCCTTGATGCCGCTCGTAATGATCGAGTTGCCCTGTTCGACACCGGCGCGCGCAGTGTCGGAGGCGGCCATGGCAGTATCGCTGGTGACCTTGGCAGCGGTTTGCGCGCCAATGAGCCCGATCTTCACCGCAGCATTCTTGATCGCGATCGCCAGTTCAAAGGCGCGGAACCCCTTCTCAGCGGCGAGCAGCGCCTTGTAGCCGTCCGAGCCTTCCTTGAAGAAGCCCTTCGCGGCCGAGGCGAGATTACCATAGTGATTGATCTCGGCCGAGGCTTGGGCAGCTAGAGCGTCGGCATACTGGAACGAGGTGCGTCCATATTCGCGCTCGGCTTCAGCCACGCGCTGGGCTGCAGCCACCTGCGCCGAGGCAAAACGGGTAATTTCGACCGTGATTGCGCCAATTGCTCCGCCGACCGAGCCAAAGGCATCAGCCATGTTCTGGGCCGCTGTTTCCGTGGCCGAGACCATGTCTTCCAGGCTTTGGAGGAACTGTTCCTGACCGCTTTGCGCAAAGTCGGCTTCCATCAGCCGAAGGCGTGCGGCGCGATACCGCTCCCAAGCTTCGGCCCCGCGTTCGAGAACGATCTGTTCGCGCTCGGCTTCGAGATTGGCGAGCGCCTGTGCCCGAGCCGACTGGCCAAGCAGAGCGACCTGCTGTTCGAGCGGTGCAACCGTCTGGCGCAGGAACTCCGAGGTTGCAAAAGCGCGGGTCGCCTGCTCCCAGGCTTCACCTGCTTCGAGAATGGCAATGCGCGCTTCGTCGGTCGGCGCCTTGAGTGCGGCCATCGCAACTTCCATCCGCTTGATCTCGATCGGGGTCTTGCCGATCTTGGCAGTCTCAAGCGCGAGATTGGCGGCAAAGTCCCGGGCGGCCTGGAGCGCGCGTTCGGCTTCTGTTTCCTTCAGGCCTTTGGCGCTGCTGGCACGGTCGGTGCTGTCGCCGCGGATCTCTTCCGCCTTGGCGGCAAGCCGGGCTTTGGCAGCAGCGATGCTGTTTTCCCGCCACCGTGCTGAAAAGGCGTCCATCATGCCCATGGCGTCGCCAAAGGCTGACGCAAACTCGTCGCGGACCTGGGCGCCCATACGCGCGGTCGAGCCGGCAAAGCTGTTTTCCATGCGCGGCAGAGCCACGCTCTCGATCCGGGTGATAGTGGCGAGCCCGACGCGGTCGAGCACCGGGTTCACCCATTCGGCGAGCCAGTTGAGGGCAGCGATGGCCTTGTTAGCCAGATATTCGATCGCTTGAAGCGCTAGGTTTGCAGCGCCCACGGCGGCTTCGCCGATAACGCCGGGTAGTGCTGTCCACGTAACGCGGATCGCATTGAACCCGCCAACCCAGCCAGCATAGAGAATAGCGACGGCGTATTTGCCAGCAGTCAGCACCGCCTCAAAGGCCGTGACCGCCCAGTCCTTGAGGGTCGAGAATACTGAGCCCAGGTTCAGCCCATCCGAGACGGTCTTCCACAGACCCTTCATGGTGTCGCCGACGGTGATCCCGACGGGGCCCAGCTTTTCCAGTTCCTTCTTGGTGAGGCCGAGGCTTTGCGCATAGCGGTCGAGCTCGCCCGTCTGTTTGACGCTCGACTGGAACAGCTTGAACGCGCCGAACGCTAGTGCAGCGGCAGCAGCGGCTGCGAGGAGATAGGGGTTGGTCAGTGCAGCCGCCGCCGCGCTGGCTGCGAGCACCAGCAGCGCTCGGGCCATGCCGCCGATGCCGACACCGGCCTGCATTGCGATCTGCCCGATCTGCGTGCCCTGCTGCATGAACACGGTCATCGGTTTCTGGCCGGAGAACAGGCCGACCACCATGTCGTTAAGCTGAAAGACAAGGTTCTGGACATGGTGCCCGGCAAGCTTGGCCGAGCCGCCCATGCGCGTGACACCGCCACCCCCGACCGCATTGAGCGCCCGGTCTGCGCGAGATGCACTGTCCGCCATATCGCCCATCGCGCCTGCCACCGTGCGCTTCATGTCGGCCATCTCCTTCTGGAGCCGGGCGACATTGGTGATCATTTCAATTTCGAGGGTGCCTGCTTTCACGTGCTGGGCTCCTTCGACATCATCAGCGCCCGGAAGGCGTTGGTCACTTTCTGGGAGACTTCATCTCGGTTGAGGACGGACGTGGCAGTCCATGGCGGCGGGCAATCAGGCTCGCGGGCGCGGACGGTTTCAGTGACGAACTCCACCGATAGGCGCCGCAGCAGGCGAACAAGCCACGGAGGCAGATCGAGCCCCATGCAGTGCTGCCACTCGCCAATCGTGGCCCAGGAGATGGGGACTGCGCCCATCGCGCCGGGATCGGTGGGGCCGACTTCCATGAGCCAGTCGATCACCCAAGGGGTGCGGATAGGTGGGAAGTCGGGGGCAAGGTCGTCGATGGCCATTCGCTGCAGGCGGGTCAGCGGTTCAGCATCGGTGTCGGGTTTGATTTGTTTGGTAGTGCGCGGCTTGGGTGCCGTGCCCAGCCACGCCAGTTGCCGGACGTAAAGGCTCAGCTCTCGGCCGAGCTCTTCGTAAAATTTGCCCAGTCATTGATGTGAGCGGCGACCTGCGTGGCGATGAACCCGATCGATGGATCGGCATAGGCCTTGCGAAACAGTTCCTGTCCTTCGAGCCCATCGGCGGGCGGATAGGTGAAGCCGTTAAAGCTGACCGTGCAGGCAGCCAGAAAATCGGCCTGTTCAGCGAGCTTCTCCTCGGCCGTCTGGTCCATCTTTCCGCGCTTCTTGATCTTATCCATAAGCTGGTTCTGCTGGCGAGCCTGGGCGCGCTGGTAGACCTTGGAGCCTGGACCGTAGACCGTGATCGAGAGGCGCTTGCCCTTGTCATCGAACAGCGGGGCATCGTCGCCGCCGACGAGTTCAACAGTCGAGGTATCGGTGGCCGCGAGGGTCGTGATGTCAAACATGGGATATCTCCGTCAGGGTGTCAGGGATCAGGGCGCGAGGACTTCGACAATGCCCACACCGGCGGAGTTGGTGGTGAGTTCGAGGGTCACGGTGGCAGTGGTGATCTGATCGACCGAACCGACATTGACCTTGAAGCTCATGACTTGCGCCTGGAAGTAGTACTTGTCGCCGTTCTGGGTGGTAACGAGGAAGCTGTGATCAGCGTCCGAGAGCGAGGCGGATTTGAGCAGGATCTGGCCGGCATCATCAGTGTCGAGACCCAGCTGGATCTGCATCGTGCCCTGGTTGAAGCTGCCCTTCTTCTTGACGACGCCGCGGCTGCCGACTGGGTTGAAGGTGACGAGATTGAACTCGCGGCCGAACTCGCCGAGGTCAGATACTTCGCCGACCACGGTCATGGTCAGCGCATTGTAGCCGGTCGCATCGAAGGTCGCAGGGGTAGAGGCCGACACCTTCAAGGTGGTGCCGGCGGAAGTCCGAACGGTCATGGCAATGGGTCCTTATGAAGGTGAGGCTTCACCGCGCCTCGTTGAATGAGACGCGAAAGTCCTGCGTCTGCATGTGGATGCCGGTCTCCTCATCGAGGAAATCTGGTCCGGCGGAATCGGTGTGGATGGTGACGTCAGTGAGCCCGTCGATAACGGGCATTTGATCGGCCGCAGCCTTGCGGACAGCCGCCAGAATGGCTTTCGTTTCAGGATAGATCCGCGCCAACACGGTGACCTGCACGCGTTCGGTAACGCGGCGGTTTGGGCCGGGAGCCGGCACATTGCGATCCACACTGCTGACCGACATCAGCGATATCGCCGGCAAGTCTATGCCCTGAGGCAGCATCCCGGCGGCGATCCGCGCAATAGGGACAGGCCCCGTCACTCCGGTATCAGCCACCAGAAGCGAGCGGACCGCAATCACCCCGTTCATTCGTCATCGACCTCAAGGGTCGGTGCTTTCAGGTTCCCGATCTGGACGCGGTGGGCGATGTAGGTGCCCATGGCGTTCACCGCTTCCTCGGCTTTCTGGTCAAGCGCAGGGCGCAGGAAGGGTTTTGCGGCGTGACCGGGGTGCATGACCGTGGGCCCGACGAAGTTCTCGCCAATTTTGAGGCTACCGCGCTTCACCATCTTGTTGATGGTGCCGATACCGACTTTGCGCGGGCCGCGCCGGGTCTCACGCACCGGCTTGTCGGCCTCTGAAACCGAGATCAGGTGGGGTGCGACCCCATATTCAATGAACAGGCCGAGATAGGAGCCTTTCCCGCGCAGTTTGACGTAGGAGGAGAGCTTTGCGCCATCGGTCCGGGTGCCGATCCCGATCGCGCGCTTCAACTGTCCGGTCTTCACCGGCACATTGGCCTTGGCCTGCTGCTGAATGACCTTCGCGCCCGCACGCAATCCACCACGGATCACGTTGCGCTCCAGGTTCTTGGGCAATTCATTGAGCAAACGCAGCAGTTCAGGGCCGCCCTTGAGCTGTATCGTCATGGTGCGGCTCCTTCGCTCGAATGTTCCTCGACCATGAACTCCATGGCCTCCCGCCGCCCCAGCGTTGCAGGGCCGGAAATGATCTGGTGGATGCGTGCATCGATAATGACCCGCATATCTGCGGAGAGGCCAGGCAGATGCCGAATGCGGATCCGGGCCGGACGGCGACCGATTTGGATGCTGTCGGCCAGGCGCTCAGCCTTGGACAGGAGAATGTCTTTCACCTCGCCCCAGACACAGGCGAACTCGGTCCAATTAACCTGTTCGGTACCATATTGCGGGTCTTGCGTGACGACCTTGCGCTCAATCCGGATCCTTGTGTCGAGCTTCGAGGCTAGATCCAGCGACATTTGAGCTGACCCACCAACGTGTCGAAGGCGAGACAGCCTGCACCTTCGCGGTTTTCGAACAGGGATGCGGTTTTGACCAGGATTGCAGCGCGGGCGATCGCCAGATCAGGGTCGTTCTCATCAAATCCGGCCGACAGTGTGATCCGGATCATGCCGTCTTCACCCAGCTCGGGCCAAGATTTCCCGGATGCCGGGCGGATGCGGGTGAACCCGTGGCGCTTGCGGGCGACAAAGTCTGCCTCTGGCAGGGTGACCGTTCCCCCGCTGGTGGCAGTGTAACGGATCTCGGCCACCGAGCAGGGCCGGATGGGCACGATGATTTCGTCTTCCCAGCTTTCCAGCTGCAATTCGATGGTCTGTTCGCACAGCTTCAGGCCAGTCTGCTGCTCCAGTTCAGCTTGGGCTGCATCCAGTTTAGCGCCGAGCAGCAGGTCCTCGTCACGGCCATCAAGCCGAAGCTGCTGGCGTGCTTCCTCGAGCGTCACGGCACGGTCCTGCGGTGGTTCGATCGTGACGATCTCAGACATTATTCCGCCTTGGTGCGGTGCGTGGAACCTGATTTGCGCGTGACAGCAGCGGCCGGTTCGCTCCCGCCGACTTCAACCGCAAGCCCGCGTTCGATCAGCTGCCGGCCAAAATGATCGTCGAGCTCGAAGCTCTGGCCAGCCAGGATGTTGTTGGAACTGACCGAGCTGATGTGCAGGGTATCAAGGGCTTTGAGGATCATGGGTTATCCCTTCCGTTGGATGAGAGGGGCCGGAACGAGCCGGCCCCTGCATCATCACGCAGCCGTTGCCGCGGTGGCAGCAGCGGCGAAGTCGCCCTTCACGAAAGCCTCCGGGCGGTAGACCGCGAGCGCGAGGCGCTCTTCGGCCAGGACCGTCACCAGGTTCTTGCGGAAGTTCTGGTCGTCCTCGGTCGAGATCTCGACCATGGCGTCCATGCGGTCGAAGATCTGCGCGCCGAGTTGGAAGGCGCCGGTCAGGAACTTGCCCGTCGCCATTGACTGCGTTGCCACTACCGGCTGCCCCCACAGCGTCGGCGATAGGTTGCCCTGCGGATTGCCGATGATGAACTGGCCGGTCGTGTCCTTAAGCAGTTCGATCGCTGCCCAGTCAGACGGGTGCAGAACGACGCCCGTCGACATCAGCTCGGAAAGAGCGGTCTGAAGCATGGCGAGGCGCAGGACATCGATGCGGGTGACAGGCGCCGGGATGGTGATCGGCGGCGCAAAGGCGGTCGCCTGGGTGTAGACGCCGTGCAAATCGGTGCCGGTACCCCCGCCGTTGAGCAGCTGGTTCTCTTCAACGAGCGCCAGGCCATATGTCAGGCGGCCGTCGATGTAGGACTGCAGCATCGGCACATCGTCGAGGATCTGGCGGGTGGCGAGAACCCAGTGGGCGATCGTAGTGACACTGCTGGTGACGACATCGAACTTGATGTCCGACTGCGGCTTGGTGGCGCCTGCCGTTTCAGAAACGGTCGCGGCCGCATTGGTGAAGCCGGTTTCCTTGACGTACTGGACGGCGTTGCTGTTGGTGCGGCCGGGGGTGAGCAGGTCGCGCACGGTCAGACGGCGCTGCCCCGGCGTCACAATGCCAGGCTGGCGATCCGGCACGATCAGATCACCTGCCGAGCCATTGGCATCGCTGGTCATCGACGAAATGATCGACTTCACCTCGACACTGGCACGGCCGCGCGCAGTCTTGCTGTTGAGGAAGGGCTGGATCGCCTCGTTGGTCACGACCCGTTCGCCGAGAGTGCGGGCTTCGACGCGTTCGTCGTCCTGCTTCTTGCGAGCGAGCTTTTGCTCGACCTCATCAAGGCGGGCCTTGGCTTCATTGAGCGCGATTAGCGCCTCATCAGCCAGCTGCTTGGTCGAGGCAGAAAGTTCTTCGCCCTTGGCGGCCTTGCCGAGGGCTTCCTCGGCGAGCGCTTTGACCTCGTCGTGGCGGGTGTCGAAGTCCTTTTTTGCGGCCTGTTGCTGCGCGTCGAACGCAGCTTTCACTTCTTGCGCCAACTGATTGGCGCTCTTGGTGTCAGTCATGGGGTAGCTCCGTGGAGTGAGGGTCAGCCGCGGATTTGCGCGGCGAGTGCCGACAGGAAGTCGGTGGTGGTCTCACTGCCGGACTCACTCCGGAGCAGTGACTTGAGGCCTTTGCCCGCGATTGCGGTGGCCTGGCTTTTCGAGAACCCTGCCTCGCGCAGGAAATTCTCAAAATCGGGGAGCGACGGCAGGATCTGCCCGTCCGTCACGGTCTTGACCGCCGTCACCTTGGCCTCGGTATTCATGGGCATGGTGACAAGGCTGATTTCGCGAAGATCGATCTTCTTGAGCCGCAGGACGCCGGCCTTGTAAGGGTCGGGAGCGGCACCGCCCTTGGGGATGGTGTAGCCGATCGACAGGCCGCCAAGCGCACCGTGCTTCAACTTGCCGTATGCGCGCTGGGCGACTGGATCGCCGTCGAGGATCAATTGCCCGCGCACGAACAGGCCGCGGTCATCCTCGAAGATGTCACGCCAGACGCCGATCGGTTCGCGCTGGTCGTGTTGCCAGAGCATCGGGATGCCCCAGCCTTCGGCGCGGGCCTTGGCGACGCTCTCCCGAAAAGCGCCCGGTTCAATGAGATCGCCGCCCTGGTCGACATTGCCGAAGGTCGAGGCGTAGCCCTCGAACTGCCCGGTGTCCTGAAGGTCACTGGATTTGAGGGTCAGGGTGAGATGTTTCATTTAAGGGGCTCCTATGGGGCATTCGCTCCGGTTGGCGGCAGGATTCCAGCAGGGGCACCGGCCTGCGTTATGGGCACGTTCTGCATCTGCATGCGGGGGACATCGCCGCCTTCGACCGGCGGCAGGTTTTCGAGCGCGCGGACCTCGTTGATGGTCATCACGCCATTGCTCAGCATCTGCTGGTAGAAGGAGGCCCGCGCGCCGCTGTCGCCTCGCAGCAGGCCTTCTAGGTTGAATTCAATGACGAGGCCGGCCTGACGGTCGGCAGGGGACAGCAGCTGTTTGGCAAGAGCCTGTTCGATGCGCTTCAGACGCCGACGCAGCGTGAACTTCTGGAACCCCAGCGTCTGCTGCTCAAGGCCAGTGCCCCAGCTGGTCGTCTTCTCGGTGTGGCCGACCATGAACGGTGGCACGCCAAAGAACCGGCAGACCTCCTCGACAGAGAAGGCCCGGCTTTGCAGCATCTGGGCATCTTCCGGGCTGATCGAAAGCTGAACCCAGTCCATGCCGCGGTCGAGCAGCATGGGTCGCCCCGCGTTGATCGCGCCAGCAAATTTCTCCTGCAGCAGTTCTTCGGCCTGTTTGCGCTGGTCGAGGGTCAGGCTGTCGGCGGTCTTGAGCAGCCCGGACGGTCGCACCCCGTTGCGGAACGTATCGCCTGAGGCCCGTTCAATGGCTTGCGCCAATCCGAAGGTCTGGCGTCCGAAGCTGAGGGTCGAAAGACCGCCCAGCGGGTTGCCACCAAAGCCCCGGATGTGGAGCATGTTGTCCTGGCTGACGACGCTGCGGATGCCGCCATCCGACCACTCATATTCCAGACTGCCATCGCGCAGGCGGCGAACCGTCATCAGCTCGGGCGCGATCGGAACGCTGAGCGCCACCACCCGGCCATTGCTGCTTCGGATGATCTCGGCATAGGAATTGCCGCTCAGTTCAATCGAGGCGCAGATGAACTCCCAGAAGTCGACCGCGGTCTGGTCGGCATTCGGGCTGTCGTGCAGGATCCGGTATAGCGGATGGTCGCTCGCAACCGTTCTGGCGCCGCCTTTGGTCCGGTAGACCATGAGCGGCAGCGAGGCGATCGTACCGGCCAGTAGGTTGACGCAGGCCCATGCGGAGGCGAGCCCCAGCACCGAGCTGGTTGAAACCAGTTCACCAGTCGTTGTCGTGCGGCCACCGACGGCCTGCACCAGTCGCGGATCAGTGAGCCCGATGGAGCGCGCGATGTAGCCGAGCGCCTTCTGAAAGAGGTTCATGCGAGGCTCTTCAGCCAATCATCAATGGAGCCGGAGGTATCGCCTGCCATCGCTACCCCCACTGCCATGCACAGCGCGACCGCTGCGTCGATCTTGTTGATGGCCCGCTGTTTCGAGAGCCATTTGTTGTCCCAGCGGTCGGTCTCGGTGACCGCCGACATCATTGCCGAGATGAGGACCGGATTGCGTTTGAGCCGGATGCGGCCTTCGAGGATCAGTTCCTCCAGATGCCGGAGCGAACCCGGCATCCAGAGCCCTTCGGTCATGTCGCCCGCAGGCTTGGCCCGCTTGGTGCCGCCCTGCGGGTGTTCGACAAAGGCAAGCTCGAGCCCGAGTTCGGCGACTTCCTCTTCGAACCTGCGGAAGGCGTAACGGTCGTAGGCGACCGCCTCGACCCGAAAGTCCGAGGCCATTTCCGCGAGCGCCTGCGCCACATGGCGGAAGCTGATGTTCTCACCGGCCGGTGCGTTCAGGAACCCGTCGGCGACCCAAAGGTCGTAGGGTTGCTTGTCTCGCAGCACCCTGGCAGCGAGCGTATCTCCCGGCGTCCAGACTTCGACCCATGCATCAAAGCAGGGTTTGCCGTCCTTCTCGCCGCTGCGCTGGACGGCTGCCAGTGCGGTCAAATCCCTGTTCTGGCTAAGGTCGAGCCCAAGCCAGACGGACCCACCAGCCTTGGGTTCGAACTCTGCCAGCAGCGGCTCGAGCGTGGCTCGCGCCATCCAGGCGGTCTCGGCATCGGTCCACACACAAAAGTGCAGCCGCAGGATCCCGTTCAATTGCCCCGGGATAGCCTTGGCCTGCGCCACCACCTCCGAAAGGTATTGCTCCGTTATCGTGACGCCCAGCAGCGGGTTAGCCTTGATCCAACAGCTGGGGTCGGTCAGCGGGTCGTCGCCCTCATCAAGCCCGCAGACATAGCTGAATGTCGTATCGTCGATGACCTGCCCGAGAAAAGTCGGGTCAGTCACCGCATCGGGATTACCAGCCGCCACCCGGATCGCGTGTTCGTGTTCCTCCCATGCAACCGAATTACGGTCCGAGCCCGAGTTGGTGATCATGAACAGCAGCGGATCGCGGCGGAACTTGAAGCCGCGCTCCAGCATCTCGATGATCGAGCGGTCCGGAAGCTCGTGGACCTCGTCCGCCAGCACAAAATAGGGCCGAGGGCCCGAGCCGGTCTTGCCGGTATCGCGCGACACTGGCCGAAAGAAACTGCCTGATGCCAGATGCGCGATGTTGAACTCGCGTCCCGGGCCGCCCGAAAACTCCAGCCGCCGTGCCAGCGCTGGTGATTGCCGCACCATCTTGACCGCGTCGCGGAACAGGATGTTCGCCTGCTCCTTCTTGGCAGCTGCCGCATAGATCTGGGCGCCGGCTTCCTGACAGGCGGTCATTCCGTAGATGCCAATGCCGCCAGCAACTGGCGATTTGCCATTGCCTTTGCCTTGTTCGATGTAGGCTCGGCGGAACCGGCGGCGACCGTCCTTGCGCTTCCAGCCGAACAGCGAGCCGACGATGAACGCCTGGCTGGGCTGGAGCTCGAAGGGCTGCCCTTCGAACTGGCCTTCAGACAGCTTCAGCACCTCCTCGAAGAAGGCGAAGGCGTGGTTGGCGGCCTCGTGGTCAAACCAGATACCGTCCTTACGCGCGAGATCCGCGATGTGCCGTTTGCAGGCATTGCGCACATGCGGCCCGGCGACAATTTCGCCTGAGACCACCGCCTTGGCATAGGCCAGCGTCCGGTCAGGCGAAGAAGCGGTCGGCGGGGTCCGTGCCTTCTTCTGGCGGCTGGGCCGCGATCCTGCTCCTGGCACTCGGCGTCATCCCGAATTCTGCGGCGTAACGCATCATGTCCGCCGCCGCCTTGTTGGCGGTGCCCACCAGCGGGTTCTGGACCGCGTTGCCGTTCGATGTCTTGATCATGAGGCCGCCGGTCAGCTGGTCTTTCTCGGCCATCTTGGCGATTGCGCGTTCGGCCTGGACCCAGCGGCCATAGGCCATGGCGTAGGCGGCGAGCGCTGCCCGATCGATCTCGGACAGAATGCCAAGGTTATAGAGCTCGGTCGCCACCCTGTTCCATTCTTCGACGGCGTCGGCGGTCAGGTGGTGGGGAGGCGCCGGGATGGCTGCCTTGGTCTTGGCCTCCTTGCAATTGACTTGCCGTTTGCCGGGGTTGGAGGTCACAAGCTTCAACTGCGTAGGCTTCGGCTTCCTGCCGGTAATCATGCAGCCTCAGCTATTCTCCCGCCTGCAATCTCGTCAAAGGTCCGGCCGTCACCCTCGAGGGTCGCAGCTTTGCCCGTAAAATCCTGCCAGCGCTTGACGGCAACATCGATGTAAGCGGGATTCAGCTCGATGGCGTGGACAACGCGGCCGGTCATCTCACCAGCAATGATGGTAGTGCCCGAACCAGAAAACGGCTCATAGACCGCTTGTCCCGGGCTGGAATTGTTCTCGATCGGGCGCTTCATGCACTCGACTGGCTTTTGCGTTCCGTGACCCGTCTCGTTCTTCTTGGGCTTGGCGATATGCCAGACGGTGGTCTGCTTACGGTCACCGGCCCAGTGACCCTTCGCGCCCTTCTTCACGGCATACCAGCAGGGCTCATGCTCCCAATGGTAGTCGCCGCGCGAGAGCACGAGCTGACCCTTGTCCCAGATGATCTGGGAGCGAAGCATCAGATCGCAGGCAGCCAGGCTGTCGCCCACTACACCGGCATAGAGTCCAGCATGCCAGACATAGGCGACGTCTCCCGGAAACAGCGCCCAGGCTTCTCGCCAGTCGGCCTTGTCGTCGTTCAGCACCTTGCCCTTGGCAGTGCCTGAAGCGGCAACGCCGGCCTTTTCGCGCCACGCTGGATCGTACTCGACGCCGTAGGGCGGATCGGTGACCATCAGGTGCGGTGTAACACCATTCAGCGCCTTGGAGACGGTGTCGGCATCGGTGCTGTCGCCGCAGACCAGCCGGTGCTTGCCGAGCAACCAGACGTCGCCGGGCTTTGCGACAGGGTCGATCGGAGCCTCGGGGATCTCGTCTGGGTCGGTGTTGCCCTCGGTCTTCTCGGCCAGCAGCTTCGAGAGTTCGTCGTCCGAGAAACCGGTCAGCAACAAATCGAAATCGAAGCCCTGCAGATCGCCGAGTTCGACCGCCAGCAGTTCGAGGTCCCAGCCAGCGTTCAGCGCTAGCTTATTGTCGGCGATGACGTAGGCCTTCTTCTGGGCTTCGCTCCAGCCCTTGGCGACCATGGTCGGGATCTGGGTCAGGCCGAGCTTGCGCGCGGCAAGCAGTCTGCCATGCCCGGCGATCAGGCCCCCATCTTCGTCGACCAGCACCGGGTTGGTCCAGCCCCATTCGCGGATCGAGGCCGCGATTTGGGCGACCTGTTCGTCCGAGTGCGTGCGGGAATTACGCGCGTAGGGCGTGATCTTCTCCATCGGCCAAAGCTCGCTGCTCTGGGCCGGCCAGTTCTGATCCATAGATGTCCTTGAAACGGGTTCGGCCGCAGGAGCCCGGAAAGGCTTGCGGCACTTGTTTGTAATGTTTGTAAGCCGCTATGGGCGCTGAAGGTGGGGCCTGTAGCTCAGTTGGTTAGAGCTGGCCGCTCATAACGGCTAGGTCGCGGGTTCAAGTCCTGCCGGGCCCACCAATCAAATCAGTTCGAGCTCGTTCAGCACCTTCGCTGCATCGAGCAGCTGGTCGGTCTGGACCGTGATCTCGATCGTCATGCTGTCGGCGGTCGCGCTGGCGTAAACACCGCCTTCGTAGAGTTCCTGTTCGATCGTCTCGATCACCGGACCATCCGGCTGCGGTCGAAGTTCTCCGGCAGCGTGCGGATCGCAAGGCGGATGGTGCTGGTGACCCCTGCGCTCATTCTGCTTCTGCCATGATCTCGTAAAGGCTGACAAAGCCGGTCAGGTAAGGCAGGCCCTTTGGAATGCCATGTTCGCGCGCGGTGTTGGGGTCGATCTTCCAGCCCATCCAGCGGGTGATTGCGGCGTCAATGGCGGCCTCAAGGCCAAGCCCGGCGTGAATCCCGTTGTGCACATCGTCGGCGAAGTGGCGGCCGTGGCGACTGTCGAGAAAGTCCCGCACCCCCTCGGCGCTGCCCATCGTGACCTTGGCAATGGCCGGTGATGCGATCTCCCAAGCCTTGTCTGCATCCGCGAAGGCGCTGCTCGTGCCGTAGAAGCCCCAGGCTTCGTTGGCGGTTGGCAAGGTCGAGCTGGTCATTTGCATCGCTCCGTGTTCGTGAAGCGACTACCGCTCTTATCGCGGCGACTATCCAGTCAATTCGATGGAAAACATCGACTTTATGCGATCTGACCCCCGGTCCGAGTTTCGCGGGTGTGAAAAGTTTGGCCCAAGCGCGGTTTCCCCCGCCAGAGCCCCAGACTTTCGACCTGCCCCCCGGCCTGGTCACCCGATCGGCCACCCGCCGGGGCCCACGGCAACCGTCCTCCGCTTGCCGAATTGTTCGGCAGTCCGCTTGGCATGGCACTCGGCGCAGAGGCAGCGGATGTTGCTGTCCTCGTCCGATCCGCCGTGGGCCAGCGGCACGATGTGGTCAGGTACGGTCGCCTCGCGGACAATCCTGGCGGAGGCGCAATCGCGGCAGAGGGGTTCGGCCTTTAATCGACGCAGGCGCTGCGCAACTGCTTGGCGTCCCCGAAGTCGTTCAGCCATCGCACAACGCCTGCAACGAGAAACGCCCGGAAGCTGGTAAGCCCCGGGCGCAACTCGCATCACTACATTTCGGAAACATCTACAGGAGAGCAATGCGCCCGTCAATGATGAATTGTATTTTTATCGTTGAATAACAGTTTGTTATATCAACCGCTAGGCGGACGATACTGGCGGCGAACTGTCCCTGTTGATACCGAACAGGGTGACCAGTGCTTCAAGCCCGTGCGCCAGATTACGCAAGTCCGCATCTCCCCAGCCTGCAGCATCCACCTCGTAGCAGACAACCGCATGGACAAGCATGCTGGGGCGCCGTCCGGTCGTAGCAATGGCATCGTGGTCAGCCGTCCGCAGCATCAGGATTGCCGCCGCTGCCCGCTTGCGGATCTTCTCGACGTAGTCCGGATCGTACTCCGTGAGACTGCGGCCGAAGATCCCTTCATCGAGAAGCAAGCCGGTAGCGGAATGTGGGTGGATCGGCGGCAGTCCTATGACCGCGCGGTTGCGGGCCATAAGATCGCCGTAGAGCTCAGCTGCTGCGAGTTGCTCGGCCGTGATCTTCCCTGCGAACGCCATGCGCCCGATAGCCGAGCCGAGGCGCTCGTCCTTCGCCTGCCTGGCGGTGACGCCATACTGACGCTGCCGGGCATCCAGGACGGTTGCTGTAACCTCCCGCATGGTCTCGGCCTTGCCCGGTTGCACCAGCTTGCCGCAGGGGTGGCGGCGGCCCGCCTTGCGCTTACGACCGCGAGCCACGGATGATCTCCGGGATGAGCGCCGCGTAGCCGATCACATCGACGGGGCCGTCTGCGTAGCTGGGGTCGTGCGCTAGTCGGGCAAGCTTCAGGTCGATCATGCACAGCGCCACCTGCTGGGGGGTGACAGGCATGCCGAGGGTTATCGACCAGCGCCGAGCGATCGCCTCCATCTGGGTTTTCGGATCACCGTAGGCTGCGCCGCGGTCTTCCAGCACCTGCGCCACGCGCTTCAGGAAACCGGCCGCGCTCATTTCACGCCTCCGCGGGTCTCGGTGGCCCAGAGCAGGATGGCGATGGCGTCAGCCTCGTTGTCGTCGGCGGGGGAGAAGCCCTTGGCCTGGACGGCCGCGATGACAGCCGCCTTGTTGGCATTGCCCTTGCCGGTGATGAACCGCTTGATCGTGCCGACGGGCACGCCCTGGTAGGCGACCAGATGCTCTTCGCACCATGCGGTGAGCATACCCAGCAGGCCACCATAGACATGCGCCGCGTCGGTCCCTGCGTGGCGGCGGACTTCCTCGAAGTAGATCGCCTCGACCGGCCCGGCATCGATGTCGAGCTGCTCGAGCCAGCGCCGGAAACGCAGGTAGCGCATGCCACCACCGTCGTAGCGGTTGTGCTTCAGCGACACCGTCCCGGTGCTGATGTGTCCGTCGGGCGACTGGAGCGCCCAGCCGGCACTGGTGCCAAGGTCGAGGGCAAGAATGGCTCCGCGGCGGATCGTTCCGCCGACGTTGGCTTGAGCTGGATTGGGGCAGGCAACGGCCTGCATTTCAGGCAGGGTCATGACGACCTCCTCTTCGTGTGGGGCGGTCGGGGCGAGGACTGGGCCGGTGAAGGCTGGCAGCTCGCCCGGACCCGAAGCGGGTCTGGTCAGGTCGTCATCCGGGCGGACACTGCCGCCGGAAATCTTCATGGGGTTTCAGCTGGGCCGATTGAAACATCGGAGCGCCCAACCCCTTGAGTAGGCTAGGGAATATATAATATTTCAATTATTATTATTTTTATAGGGGTACACCTCTCTATCTTTAAAACGCGCGCGTACGCGAGGGGATATATAAGGCACCCCTTGAAAGATTGAACTTTCTCCGAAACCCGATTTTATTGTGTAAATCCATGCGCTTGGATGCCATAAAGCTGCTTTTGTCGGATATTGGGCCATTGAAGGACCATCCAGAGGGGGGATGCATCACGATGGCCCTTGGTGGTGTGTGGCGACCTTTTTGCCACTCGCGTCCCGCCAATTACCCGACCAGCGCGCCAGCCTGTAGACCATGGCCTGCCTGGTGGCCGAACTGCGCATGCCCGTCGTCACGTCACCGCTCTCGATCAAGGTCTGGATGATATCGTCGCGGTCCCGGGATTTGAGCCACTGGGAGCCGCGGGTCAGTTCAGACTTGGTGATGCCCTTGGCGCCGGCTGCCCGGATCAGTTCACGCAGACGTTTCAGGTGAGCCTCGGTCTCGGTATCTGCGACATGGCGGTCCACCGCCTCCATTGCCCGCTGAGCGTAATGACGCACGAAAGCGATGGCCCAATCTGCGTCATCAATCGCGATGACGGGAGCCACCGGATCTTTGCCCACCGCCACGATCAGTGCCAGTTTCATCGCGATTTCGCCAATGCGCGCAAGAATAGCCGTAAACGACGTGCCCGCCGCCGCCCGCAATTCGTCGGTCAGCTCCCCGCTCAGCGACTTGAACCGCGCGCGTGCCTCGTCGGTCATCGGCACGGTGGTCAGCACGACAGCGGTTTGCGGGCCAGAGGTGGCGCCCGCCAAATTGCCGCGCTGCTGCCCGGGACCCGACGCCAGAAGCTGAAGCCCTGCGATCAAGTCTTGTGGCGGGGTGCGAAGCCCGACGGCGACGTTTTCGTCTGGGTAGTCCTCGTCACTGGGCAGGATCAGGAAGCGGGCAAGCGAGCCGTCCACCACATTGGCTCCTTGCAGCGCGCCCCAGAAGTGCAGCGGGGTCGTGGTGCCATAGACGCAGAGACACGGCTGAACGATGTCACGCCGCTCATTCGTGCCGTCGCGATTGGCGTATTCCGCACCCAGGAAGATCCCACCGGCCGAGGTGTAAAGCTCGGTCATGTTGTCGAGGATCTCGGTGATATGGCGCGGGCTGCGTTTGCGATCTGCCGCGGCCGAGAGGAACATCCCGAACTCGTCGATCTGGAACAGGATCGCCGGCTGGCGATGCAAGGCGGTCAGCAGTCCCGCGCCGGACGCGATCTTGTTACCGCCCAGGTGGTTCGCAAGGCCGGCCTCGAACAGCACCTCGTTGATGATCTCACGCGAGTGGTTCTTACCCGATCCGCTGTCCGCGATGCCGACCACATAGAGGTTGGAGCGCAGGTTGCTCTCGGTCCGGTACAACCGCCCCATGAGCGCGCCGATCGCGCAAAGGCTGGCGCCGAGCGACAACAGTGGCTGAGGCCGGCGAGCGGTCGACAGCATGTAATCGGTCAGCTTGCCGACCAGCCCACCCGGGATCGTGAGGTTGAAGCTGGCGGGCGCAGTCACTGCATCGACATCTGCCGCAACGTCGAGCCGGGCCAACATGCCGGAAGCAGGATGGCATCCGTCGGTCGGCTGACTGCCATCGAGCACCATGCCGGGCTCGGGCTTCCAGCCGCGTTCCATGGCGAGATGGTAGATGGTGCCTGCACCAATCCGGTCCGGACGGAAGCTGGCCCACGCCTTCTCGGTGACGGCAGGATCATTTTTCGCCGCCTGATCGGACCAGTCGGTGAAGACATTCTTGCCGGCTTCACCCAGGCTGCCCTTGATGGCCAACCCGATCCGCACCCAGCTGTCGTAATCAAGATCGTTGTTGGGGATCTGGATCAGCGCAGAACGCACCGCCTCGATGGTGCCGGTCTGAGCATGGCCCGCTGCGGGCGAACCTATGCTCGCAGGCGTGCTCAGACTTGCCGGACGCAGCTCAGGCGGGACCAGCGCCAGTGCCTCATCCATGAACGCTGCGGCCATCTCAGCATCGATGACCGGCAGGCTTTCGAAGTCGAGTTCGGACAGGCCTTCCTCGGGCCAGGCATAGGGCTGGCCGGTATCGGGGTGGTCGGCGTAAGCGACGAACTGCTGGCCCAGACACAGGACCTCCAGCGGAGCCCGGCGAATGCCGCGGAACGGGGCGCTGGTGCGGTAGACAAGCAGGCGTTTCGGCGCCCTTCCAATGCGCAGTGCCGGGGTGTCGCCAAGCCGGGCGCGTGCCAGCTGCTCGATTTGTAGCGCAAGGTCCGGGTCCGACAGGATGTCGATATCGATGGCCGCAACGCCGCCGCCGACAATACCGATGCCGCAGTCGGGCCAGCCCGACCATGTCGCAACCTCGACCTCAGTGGTCGGCCGCTCTGCATGACGGTTCCATTCAGGGTAATCGACCCATGCGCCGCGCTGGTACCGGCCCGGCTTCTTGCCGCCGGGCGCGATGGGCAGGATGGTATAGCCGTTGGCCAGGAGGCGCGAACCGTGGCGCGCCATGAAGGACGTGCTCATCAGAAGGGGCACTCCGACATGTCGGCGGCAAGCTCTCGAAGGTGATCGCAGTATCCGGTGATCAGATGCTCTACGAAGGCGGACCACTCCGCGTCGGTCAGCGCCACAAGGTCAGTCTTGCCGATCTGTTCGAGATAGCGCCCACCGACTTGTCCGCCGCGCACCATGGCGGCCTGTTCATTGCGGCTGGTGTTGATCATGCCCTGCCTCCGGTGACAGAGTTCCTGACAGACACGGCTGCAAAGATATTTCCGGCTTTCGTCCCGGCGGGGATCGGAAACCCGGTAGTGCGGGACGAACCAGCCGAAGCCGCGGGGTTCGCGATGGCAGACCGAGCAGAGCCCGGGGTTGGCGTATGGCATGTGTCGAACCTCGCCTTGGTGATTTCGGTGTAGTTGCCGGACGGGCGCACAGCGATGTGGCTGGGGCGACGCAGACGGTGGACCAGCTGCAGAGCCGCGTAGACCGAGCGCGGCACAGGAATGCCCGGCGCACGTTCACGCCACCATGCCTCGGCCTTGGTGCGTGGGTAGCCGGTGTGCTCGAGACAGATCCACTCGTGGTGCCAGCCAAGGCCGCACTGATAGGTAACCTTAAGCGAAGGGCGTCCACCCGGCTTTTCATGCCGCTGGTAGGTGACGTTGGAGACCTGCAGCCATTCCGGACGCGTGGGCTTGCCCGACGACAGTACGGCAAGTGTCGATGCGGTGGGCGCCAGTTTCACCTTGCGAGCTGGGAAAACGTAACCGCAATCCGGACATTCCAGAGCTGCGGCAGCAACGATGCTCTCGCACTCGGGGCAGACCTTGACCGGGGCATCACCATCGCCCGATCCCGGCAGCTTCGGCTTCACAAGATCGATCGGGCCGTGACGTTTCACATTGCCGGCGAAGTCCAGGACGAGGCAGTTGTCCTTGCCGTGTGCAAGCCGGGTCCCGCGCCCAGCCATCTGGACGTAAAGCCCTGCCGACTTGGTCGGGCGCAGCATGGCGATCAGGTCCACGGCCGGGGCGTTGAAGCCGGTGGTCAGCACCCCCATCGATGCCAGCGCGCGGATCTTGCCGGCCTTGAACTCCGCAATGATGCGATCGCGCTCGTCCTTGGGGGTATCGCCGAAGATCGTGGCGCAACTGATCCCGCACCGGCGGAATTCCTCGGCAACGTGTGTTGCGTGACTGACGCCCGAGCAGAAGGCCAGCCACGACTTCCGGTCCTTACCGTAGGCGATGATCTCACCGACTGCGGCCTTGGTGATTGCTTCCTGGTCGACCGCCTTCTCAAGGTCGCGGGCGATGAACTCACCCCCACGCGAGCCGACACCGGTCACATCAAGCTTGGTCTGGGGCTGCTTGGACATCAGCGGGCTGAGGTAGCCAGCCATGATCAGATCCCGGACCGACACCTCGTAGGCGATGTCAGAGAACAGTGCGTTTTCGCCTTCGTGCAGCATGCCGGAGTCCAGGCGATAGGGTGTTGCCGTCAGCCCGATCACCTTCAGCCTCGGATTGATCCGCTTCATTGCATCAAGGAATTTGCGGTACATCGTGCTGGCCTTGCCCGGGATGAGGTGTGCTTCATCAATCAGGATGAGATCGCAGTGGCCGATTTCCGCCGGCCGGCGGTGGATTGACTGGATCCCGGCAAACAGGATGCGCGCCTCAGCATCACGGCGACCGAGGCCAGCCGAGTAGATACCGGCAGGTGCGTCAGGCCACAGGCCCAGCATCTCGGCATGGTTCTGGGCAATGAGTTCACGCACATGGGTCACGACCAGAATGCGCTGATCGGGCCAGGCCTTGAGCACCCCGTCGATGAACGAGGCCATGACCAGACTTTTGCCGCCAGCGGTCGGGATGACCACCAGGGGGTTGCCGTTCTTGTCTTCGAAATAGCTGTAGATCGCGGCGATCGCCGACTGCTGATAGGGGCGGAGCTTAAGCATTTGCGGCCTCCTTCTGGCGCGCGTCGTTCAGCCAGTCGGAGCCGTCGGCCATGCGGTAGGCGACGAAATCCTCGCCGGCGTCGGTGACGGTTCCGGGGATGAGATCAGGGATGAAGAGATGGCGGGCGCAGGCGCGGCGCTGGTCTTGGGCATCAAGCCTGCGATCATGGCGAGCACAGTGCCAACCGCCCTCGACGGGCGTGGAATGCAGACAGGTCCGGCAGTTCACCGAGGCCGCATCTCCGGCGTGGCAGGCCGCATGGTGCGAGCACATTCGGCACTCGAACCAGGTCGGATCGTCGCTGATCCGGGCCGGCGGATGCTGGGCCTCGATGGTGCGTTTGGCCTTGTCGAGCAGCCGCGTTGCAGCTTCAGGATCGGCCTCGATCCGCTCGATGTGCAGCGCGTCTGTGTCCTTGCAGACCGCGACGTACATGGCCCGGGTCAGCCCGGTCAGGTGCATGTAGATCTGCATCTGGGCCGCGTGCTGCGGCTTCGATTTCACGACACCCTTGGCAACGAGATCCGCGAAGCTTTTGACCGAGTGGGTCTTGAACTCGACCACGTGCCAGGTCTTCGGTGCCTCCAGCAGGCCAAGGGCGACACCATCAAGCGAGCCGCCGAAATGGCCGCCATGGGCTTCGACCCTGAACTGGCGACCGGTCTCGGGATCGACCTCCAGCACCGTGGCGCCGGTCGAGCGGAGGTTGGCGACGATCCGGTCTTCTTGGCGCTGCCCGGTCTCGAACAGGCGAAGCATGCGGCCAGAAAAGCGCGAAGGCGTGACCCAGCGGAAATCGAACCACAGCGCGCGGCCGCAGGATTTACCGATCAGCGATGCGCCGAGATGTTCGCGAAAGCCGTCACCCTGGCGGTTTTCGTATGCGGCATAGATCGCCGTCAGAGTGGGTGTCGGTGCGGCGGGAAGCTCTGCCATCACAAACCCTCCGCTTCGCTGCGGGCACGGGCTGCGGCGAGCAGTTCGGCCCACACGTCGGGATCATGGCGGGCGCGCAGGATGTCGATCAGCGCGTCCTTCATCTTGTTGCGGCGGTGCCAGCCGCTGCCATCGGCAAGCAGTTCAGCCCGCTCGCGGTAGAGGTGGCGCTGCGCGGTACGGGCGCGGTTGAACCATACCGGGTCGATCGGTTTTCCTTGCGTCTGGCGGGTCAAATCGGCAGTCGCGATCTGGGTGCGGATCTTGGCAATCGCGTCGTCGAGTTCGATCAGGCGGCGCTGTTTTTCAGGCAAGCCGGGGGCGTTCGCGACCACAGGGGCCGCGTTGAGCGGTTCAGTCATGGTCAGTCTCTTTGTCTGGCTGAGGCCGCCGCGACGTCCCGCAGCGGCCTGCAGGGGTCAGCCGTTACGGTTCCACGGGGCAGCAGCCGGAGCGGCCGGTGTCTGCGAGGCCGCGGGCGCTGCCTGATAGGCAGGTGCCGCCGGCGCCTTTTCCGGGACCAGGTAACGGATAGTGTTTTTCTCCGAATAGCCGTCCTTGGGCGGCTTCACCCCGACCTGGATTGTCATCGGAACCAGGTGCAGATCGACACTGTCGTTGACCTGCAGCTTGCCGGTTGCGTGGCAGATGGCCGACAGTGTGCGCTGCGCAATCTCGACCGTCTGCGGGTTCGAGTTCACGAGGTTCAGCTGGTCGAACAGCTTACGGCCCTGGTACTGGCCCTCGATGATGTCGAGCATCAACCAGAGGAACTGGCCCATGCCGTTGCGGGTGACGCGCATCTCGCTCTCGACGATCTGGGCGCGGTATTTGCCGGCGGGAAGAACGTCGTAGCCGGTGGTGGGTTCGATGCCGGTCGCATCGAAGGCGGTATCAAAACGTGCCATGGAAAATACTCCGGATCAGGACTGTTCGGGCTGAGGCATGGCCGCGACGAAGGCTTTCCAATCGAGCGGAAGCGTGTCGGGCAGGCCGTAGCGGTTCTTGGCGAGGAAGGCCGGGCGTTCGGCGGTGTGCAGGACGCGCTCACCGGAGCCGAGTGCCCGAGCTACCTTCTTGTTAAAGCCAACGTCCGCCTTCGCGATGGACATGCGATAGTTGGCAAAAAGCACGACATCGCAATGCTCTTGCAGCAGGGCTGCAGCCCGGGCCTGGAGCTTGATGACGTAGCGGTCGTAGGGCTCGTGTTCAGGGCTATCGAAGCGCTTGATGTCGGTATGGGCGATCTGGACGACGGCCATGCCGCGGCGATCACGCAGGGTATTCAGGCGATCGAGATATTCGCGCCAGACCGTAAGCGCCTCAGCATAGCCCTTGCCGAAGCCCGGGGCTTCGATCGAGGCCCAGCCATTGCGGCGGCAGGTCTCGGCCCAGACCAGCGGTTCCAGCCAGTCCACGCTGTCGATGACGACAGTGCTGTAGGTGTGCTCTTCGTTGAGCAGGGCATCGAGCGCTTCGACTACATCGGCGTAGCTGGTGGCGAGCGGGAAATGCGGGACCTTCAACATCCCAAGGCCATCCTCGGTCATGATCACGACGGGGGCGTCGGCTCCGGCAGCGAAGGTGGTTTTCCCGACCCCATGCACGCCGTGCATGAGGATACGGGGCGGACGCAGCGTGCTCGACGTCTGCAGAGAGGAAAGGGAGATCGCCATCAGTTGGCACTCCCCTTGAGCGCGGACTTCACGGCCGGGTCGATACCGATGGCGCCGGCTTCGCGGGCCATCTTGTAAAGGCGCTTCAGGGCCGAGGCGCGGTTGGAAGCAGCGATGCTTTCCTGGTCGGCAGCAACGACGGCGAAGGCAATGTCATCGACGGTCGCGTCCTCAAGCGGCAGCGGGTCATCGCTTTCGCGAGCCGGGTGCTTGGGGAACGTAACCGCATCGGGCAGGTCTTCGAGGGCGTAATGGGCTTTGCGCAGACGCGCGATCGGGTTCGGGAACAACATGGCGAGACCTTTCATTCGGGGAAATCGCTGGCCTGGGCATCGACCTCAGGCTCGCTGGAGTAGACGGCCAACAGCGGCGTGCCGTCGGCATGGGCGCCGGCTTCTTCGATGTGATACCGGCGCTGGACCTCGAAGATTTCCGGCAACTCCCAGCGACGGTAGAGACCGGGGATCCGCTTCAGAGGTTCAGTCGGGATGGCAGTCGTATTGCTCATCAACTGGGACTTCCTGTGTTTGGAGGAACGCTCGGTGCGTCCGAATTTGAAAAGCCAACCACGCGCACCGAGCGGGACAACCGGTTCAGGATTTTTGTTCGGCATGGTCGCGCAGGCGCTTCAGTGCGCGCTGGAACCGCTTGCGTGCGGCTGGTTCCGACAGGCCCAGTTGCTGGCCAGCTTCGGCCTGGGTGTAGCCGTCAATGACGACGCGCAGGACTAGGTCTGCGTCCACACCAATCAGGCGGGTCAGTTCGGCCAGCAGTTGCTGGGGGTCCAGCTCAGGATCGGAAAACTCGAAAATGCCGCCATGCAGGTCGGTATCGAATTCGTCCTGAACGCTCTGGCGACTGGTTTCGCGATTGTGCGAACGCAGCATATCGCGTTCGACGTTCTTGAGAATGGTGGCGGCGATCCAGTTGACCCTGGTCAGATCAAGACCCCGGATCGCCGTGGTGGCGCGGGCGAGAATTTCGGAGGCGAGTTCGTCGACCTGGCCGAGGTGTCGAGCGCGGGAGCGCCGGAAGACGCCATCCAGCCCAGGCCACAGCGCAAGCAGCATCAGTGTGAGAGCACAGTCCCCGGCGCGGTCGTCCGATTTGGCGCTCTCGATCAACCCCGCAAGGATGGTGTTTTTACTGCCTGAAGATGCATCGCCGCGATGCAGGTGGTCCAGCAACGCCGCCGGATCCGCAAAACGGGTCAATGCGCGGTGGCTGGTGCGCACCGTGGCAAAGCAGCGTTGGAAGTTGAGGGTGGAGGAAGAATGCATGAGATTCCCGTGGAAATCGTGCCACGTGAAGGACATTGGACGCCTGCCTTGCGGCCGGGCGTCCAGCGCCTCCTTTCGGCCAGGTCAGGGCGTCGAGCGCCTCTGCGTTTTTGGGATTTTAGAGAGTGTTCGCGCCTCAGCGCAGCGCGGGACCGGTCACCGTGTTCAGCGACCCGCAGCCGCGACAGGTGGCCACCACGGGGAAGCCCACGAGATATTCGTGCCCCCGCGCAAAGCGCAGGTGCATCTGGCCGTCACGGCAGACGCCGAGCAGTTTGGCGCAGCTGGTGCAGCGCCATTCGTGTTCAGTGGTGGAAGGGGGCGTGCCGGCGTTGTGGCTCTGGTTGGCCGCGCGGCGAGAGTGGTAGGGAGTCGTCATCGGGGTGCTCCTCGTTTCAGGGAGCACACCGAATAATCACCACTTTGTTTGACCGTCCCGCATCGTATGTTCGACGCTTGTTAGACGGTCCTATGCGGCCTGAGTGATCTCGACCGCCAACCGCCAGTAACCCCGCTTGGCCCCTTTGGTGATGTAAATGTCGTCAATGCTTTTCCAGGCTTCGCTTCGGAATGCATTTTGTGGGCTGCGCGTGCCTAACCCATCCATCAACACCTTCACCTGCACATCAGGGCTACCGGCTTGATGCGCCGATACCAGTCGTTCGAAGATCTTGATCTGCTCGGCACCGGTGAGGGTGAGCGGATCCTTGCCCGGAATATGCAGCGAAGCGGACTGCGTCCCAGACCGCAGAACCTGAGGTATCGCGCCCCCGCGGGCGAGCGTCAGGTTGCTTCTGTAGGCAAGCTCGAGGCCATCACGTGCAATCACCAGCTCTTCGCCAACTGGCGAAAGGTTGGAGAATATCGACACCACGACGTTGGGGCCGAGGTATGCTGGCATTTCGGAGCTTGCGCACAGGACGATACCAACGCCCGCGCTGTTCCGCGCACGAAGGGCGACATCCAGTCGGCTGATGGTTTTCAGATCATCAAGGCGACGCGCGAAATACAACGGCACTTCAGCCGCATCGACCTGCATGGAGCCGAGCAAAGTCAGATCATCGTCAAGGACTTGCGACGCGCGTTTGTTCAGCAGAGGCTTCAACAAACGCAGAATCGTTTCATGCAACCAATCCTTATTGATCACATACATCTGAAGATCTTGGGTCGAAATGGTGCTCCCCGATTGGCCGAAAGGACCGACAGTCTGGAGCATCGAAACCGTCGAGGAAGGCTGGACACGGAACTCGCCCTCCATTCCGTCATCCTCATCCAGAATGACTTCCTGCCGACTACGACGCTCCAGCAGGCCGCCCTCAATCAGGCGATCAGGGTCCAGCCCCATTTCCCGAAGGCGAGAGCCGCTCACCTGCTCATCGACGCGGTCGTACAATTCCACCAGCTGCGAGAAAATTGTGCGTAGATCGCCATTTTCGATCTGCTTGAACGCGGTCAATATGCCCCAGGCGTCGAGTAACGCATATCCGAAGCTGCGCTCCTCCGGGTCCTTGTTGCTTTGGAGATTGCAGCTCTTGCTGCCGGCAATCGTAATGTTCAGTGTCCGCTCGCGGGCGTCACCTTCCTTGCTGTATGCAACGGCAATTCCAATCTTGCTGAAACCTTCAGCCCGCTTGAAGACGTTGTTTGGCTTCAGGTAGCGGTTCGCGATTTCCTCGATGTCGTCGTCGATAGACACCTTGAGGGACAACTTGCGGCTCCAATCGCCCAGACGGACTTCTGCCTCGAGAACACGGGCAAGCCTGATGTCGTAACCAGGGATCGAAGGCAGTGGCAGGCTCAACCCCGCCCGGAACAGCGAGAGATTGTAACGTTTCCAGGTAAGTGGCTTTCGCGAAACGTCATGCTTGAGAGCGATTTCAGCGAATGCGCTGCTGATCTGTTGCCGAACCACCGCGCTGTCAGCGCACACTTCAATCTGTCGGCTGGAAGGAGTGTAGATCAGCGTCGCTTCGTTCGGTGGGCGGAAATAGATGGTGCCTCTTCGCCCGTCAGCTTTGTGGTCGTAGACGCTCGAAAGCGGGCCTCCGTGCCGCACAATCAACATAATTGATGCCGCATGCGCGGTAGTTCCGGGTAGATCCAAAGCTTTGACAGTGCAGGCGGTCTTGAGCTCAAGAACCTTGGTAATCTGCGTTGCCAAGGCCGCCTCGCTGATTGACGCGGCATTGATGGCGACTGCCTTTTCGAGCTCGACCTCGAAGGCGTCGTACATCTTGCCGTAGTCTCGGAACTGACGCGCGTAATAGAAGCTTTCGGCGTCTTCGAACCCACGTCGCGCATTCAAGTATGACCATATGCTGCGGCACAGGGGGTCAGGCTGATTCCTGAATGCCTGTAGCACATCGTCTTCGAACTGCTTTTCCGCTATCGTATCGAGCGAGGAAATACCCTTGTCATCTGCAAGTGACTTGACCCTGCGGCAGCGCTGCTCGATCGGGCGCAAGTCATCGCTATCAAAGAGCGATAGCGCGTCGATCAACTGCTTGCGAAAATCGCTGACGGCATCAAAATTACTGGGATCGGGCACTTCCTCCGGCAAGCCGAAATCTGGCTCTGTGTCGTTCTCACGAAGTATCAGCAACGACGAAAGAAGGTCGATCCTGGCATCTTCGATGACGCCAAGGGCGAACGGTCCAATGGAATTTGCTTTTCGTGACACGCGCCCCCCAATCATCAAGCCGCGCTGATTGCTTGATTCGCAATCAATGATTGCTGCCCTCGCTACAGTTCGCAAGGGGTGAATGTTCCGGACTTGTTCACACCCTGTCGATGGAACGTGGACAGTTCTGTCCCGCTCGCCCAACTTGAATGGCTTTTCCGTCTCAGCACCATTGCTCGACCCAGTCGGGCACGAGACGGAGACCTCCAAGTGAAACGCCCGAACCCACTCCATCCGGACAAGATGTCCCCGGCCGCGCGGCGGGCTGAACTGTGTGATCTGCTTGGTACGGGGCTCGCTCGCCTGCACCTGCGGAATACGGGTCAAATATCTGAAGAAGATGGAGACTTTCCGCTACACAACTCGCTCGAACAGAGCGGTAGTGCCGGTGCAACTCACCGGAGCAACGCACAATGAAACCTGATCCCGTACTCGCACGGCTGGCTGCCATGAAGGCAGCGCCCATCGCCGAACTGAAGAAGCAGTGGCGTGAACTGTTCAACGAGGAGCCGCCGGCCTTCAACCGGCGCTACCTCGAAAGCCGATTGGCCTACCGCATCCAGGAACTCGCCTACGGCGGGCTGAAGGTGGAAACGGTCAAGCGGCTGCAGAAGCTCGGCGAACAGCTCGATGGGGGTAACATCACCACCCGTCGGGTCCGTGCCGACCTGAAACCCATCACCGGCACCCGCCTGATCCGCGAGTGGCAGGGGGTGGAGCACACCGTGACCGTAACCTTGGACGGCTTCGAGTGGCAGGGGCGTCCCTACCAGTCGCTATCCGCAATCGCCCGCGCCATTACCGGCTCACGCTGGAACGGCTGGGTCTTCTTCGGCCTCAAGGATCATCGGAGGGCAGCATGAACAAACCGCTCGTCCGCAAGCTGCGCTGCGCGGTCTATACCCGTAAGTCATCGGAAGAAGGGCTCGAGCAGGAGTTCAACTCGCTCGATGCCCAGCGCGAGGCCTGCGAAGCCTACATTGCCAGTCAGCGGTCAGAAGGCTGGGTGCCGGTCCGCGACCATTACGACGACGGTGGGATTTCCGGCGGCACGCTGGAACGCCCCGCGCTGCAGCGCCTGCTGGCCGATATCGAGGAGGGCCTGATCGACGTGGTGGTGGTCTATAAGATCGACCGTCTTTCGCGATCGCTGATGGACTTCTCAAAGCTGGTCGAGGTTTTTGACCGGAACGATGTGACCTTCGTGTCCATCACGCAGTCGTTCAACACCACGACCTCCATGGGCCGCCTGACCCTGAACATTCTGCTCAGCTTCGCCCAGTTCGAACGCGAGGTGACCGCTGAACGCATCCGCGACAAGTTCGCGGCCAGCCGCGCCAAGGGCATCTTCATGGGCGGGGTGCCGCCGCTCGGCTATGATGTTCAATCCCGCAAGCTCATCGTCAACGAGGCCGCCGCCGCCAACGTCAGGTACATTTTCCAGCGGTTTTCAGAGGTCGGTTCCGGCACTACCATCCTGCGCGAGCTCGCCCAGCGCGGGATCACGACGCGTCAGGGCAAGCCCATCACCAAGGGGTTCCTCTACCGCCTCCTGAACAACAGGGCCTACATTGGCGAAGCGGTTCATAAGGGCAAAAGCTACCCGGGCGAGCATGACGCGATCATCGATCAGGACGTGTGGGATGCCGTGCGGAGCATCCTCAAGGAAAGCCCGCGCGTTCGCGCCAATCGCTCGCGCGCCAACACGCCAGCCTTGTTGAAGGGGCTGCTGTGGGGGGCAGATGGGGCGGCATTCTCTCCCTCCCACACCCGCAAGAACGGCAAGCTCTATCGCTACTATGTCAGCCAGACGCTGCTCCGCCATGGAGCAGGCTCCTGCAAGGTCGGACGCGTGTCGGCGGCAGAGATCGAAGGGACGGTCGTCGATCAGCTTCGCACGGTTTTCCGGCAGCCAGAGATCATTGTCGGCGCATGGAAGAGCGGCGTGAAGCATGCACGGGGCATGACCGAAGCGCAGGCACGCGATGCACTGACCAGCCTCGACCCCATGTGGGATGAGCTGTTCCCCGCCGAACAGGCGAGGATTGTCCAACTGCTGATTGAACGCGTCATTGTCGGCAGCGCCGGGCTGGACGTCCGGCTGCGCGTCGATGGACTGGGGGCACTGGTTCGCGAACTGGGGGCGCCCGAACTGGAGGCGGCGGCATGAGCGGGCGAGCTTCAGGGGCGCAGACGATATCGATCCATGTTCCCTTTCAGATCACCAAACGCGGTGGCCGCAAGGAAATGGTGCTGCCAGCGGGCTCGCATACCCAGCGCCCTCGCACCGACAATACCGTGGTCAAGGCTCTGGGACGCGCATTTCGCTGGAAGGGTATGCTTGAAGCCGGATCCTACTCCAGCGTGACCGAACTGGCTGAGAAGGAAGGGATCGGCATGAGTTACCTGACCCGAGTCCTTCGCATGACGCTGCTCGCCCCGGACATCATCGAGGCGATCCTCGATGGCAGACAGGGCGACGGTATCGACCTCACCACGCTGGCCGACCCATTCCCGACGGAGTGGGAGGCCCAGCGGCGGCATTTTTCAATGGGGATGCCGGTCTGA